TCAAATAATTTATCATTTGCTTTCTCTATTTCATCAAACAGAATAACCCACTTAGAAGATTCATTAGCTTTCTCTGTTAATATCCCATCACTGTCATGCCCAACATAGCCTGGGGGTGAGCCGATGAGCTTAGAGTATTCATGGTGAGAGGAGTACTCCCCACAGTTAACTTTTAGGAACCTGTCTTTCCCTGTAAACTCACAAGCTATCTCCCTTGATAACTCAGTCTTACCTACACCTGTAGGGCCGATAAAGAACATCGAAGTAAAAGACTCTAATCCGGCAGCTATGACTTTTAGGGATTTTAACGCTACATCTACAGCCTCATTTTGACCTATGATATTATTGGTTATTCTGCTGTGTATATCTGCGAAGTCATCTAAAGTTAAACTCGGCCTTTCTTCAACTGTAGCCTCAGTTGATAAGTCTGGTATATCATTTACAAGAACAGGTACATTTATAGTGCTAAGTATTGAATAAACGTCTGTAGCCTTATCAAACAAATATCTATATATTGCTATCTCGTCGTAACATTCACTATTCTTTGATATTTCCTTCTTGAATACTGTTAGAACCTTCTTCGGTATTAACTTGTCAACTATATATTTTGCGTATGAGTCTAAGCTCAGTAACTCACCTGTGAGCTTAGATTGTACCTCTTTATACAGTTCATCAATCTCGTCTTCTTCTAATTTATAAATCGGAATGAATGATTCCATTTCAGGAACATACACCGTACAGTATTTTCTATCTGACACTTATTTATCTTTATTTTGTAATTCTCTGAAAGAAGGTACACTTTTCTTTATACCTCCACCTTTTCCTTTTCCTTTATCGTTATTCTCTGTATCTAATTTTCCTGCTTCCCTTAAATACTTAATCATAAGCTCTGTTGATTTTAGTATTTTATCGTTTGTCAACACTAGACATTTATAAATATCTGTTACTGCCTTTGCTAACTCAGTATCTTGAGGAACCTTATTATACTGCTCTATAGCAACCCTATAAACCTTTAAAAGCTCTTCCCTATCTCTCTTAGAAGCAAGGGCAACATCACATATAATCTTTTGAGCCTTCCTAGGAGTAACATGGTCTTTAGTTGGAGTGTATGTACGTACCATTATGCTCTCCTCTTGAAGTTCTTAACGGTATCTTTCTTATCTTTGGTGGCAAAACCGTGTTCTGCTTTAGATAACTCTTTCTTACCTTTCTCTTTTGATATGTCCTTAGAGCCATGCTTGACTTTTGTTCTCTCAGAATACCCTTTTATTTCCTGCATAGGAGTATCAGCAGGGAACCCTTTAGCGATTCTACCATTAGACTGCTTACCCCAAGATGCCTTTGAAGTTACATATATTCTATCGGAACCTGGGGTAGTAAATATACCTCCAAAACCTGTCTTAGTGATACCGTCCCTTATGGTCTGGAACATGGGCAACTTAGCCCTCTTTGGGTCTACCTTGGCGGCAGTGTTAAAGTTACCTCCGTCTTCCCCTTCTTCTAATACAAACCGTCTCATACTACAGTATTTAGGTCTATTCTCGTAATGAATCCAGGAATTCAGTTTCGTCGTCTACGGACACAGAATCTACTACAGACATTTTAGCTATCTTTTTAAGCCTACGTACACGACCTCTCTTCCTAATATAAGAATAAATAGACCTAGCTATCTTATAGACTAGGTACGCACCCGCTAGAAGTATAAGCAAAGGTAAGTAATATGATAGAAGCATAGCTGCAAATATCATAAATACCGCTAGAGTATCCTTGAACATCCTATTCCAATTCTCCTGAATCTATCTTGGTTAATAACTGATTTTCAATGTCTGCTTTTCTGAACTTTGAGGATTCATCCTCTTTCCACGCATACCAACCTTTAGTAGGTGATGTAATTATCCCTCTTTTTATCGCAGTCTCACACAGACCATATGTTCTAGTAAGACCTTTATCGTATAGAAGTTCGAAATCACATTCCCTATAAGGTGTAGAGTGCTTATTCTTCTTGTTCACTACACGTCCTCTAATACCTAGAGGATTTCCTAACTCGTCTGAGAATCTTCCAGACTTAGGAGCATTTGTCTTATTTGACATAGCACAGTAAAACTCAAGAGATTTCCCTCCACCAGCTTTAGCAGTAGGGTCGCCATACATCACACCTACATTAGTTCTGACTTGATTTATTATAATCAAGGTGGCTCTATTCTTTTTCAAGAACGAATTAATCCTACGTAGACATATTCCAGTTTGCTTTGCTCTGATAGCTCCTGTCATATTATCGCCACCCATTTCCCCATTCATTTCCTTCTCAGTAGGAGGAGTACCTATTGAGTCAAAACCTATGTATATTGGAGTGTCTTTATCAGACTCACGTATAGCAAGGATTACTTCCTCAACAGCCTTAAAACACTCCTCAATTGTTACAGGCTCCATATATACTGAGCTTGGTCAGGGTCAACTCCAAGACCTCTAGCAAACCTAGGATGGTATGCGTGTTCATTGTCTATAAGTACAGTGTGGTATCCTGCCTTCTGCGCTCCAACCAAAAGTATGAGTCCATAAATACTGTCTTAGCAGATGAAGATTCGCCGAAAATACTCTAGTACGACACCAACAGGGACACCTTTAGTATAACTTCCTGAAAGTACCCAATTCAAGGCTGGGGAGCCAGAGTCGGCATAGGTAGCTTCTCCTTCTTCCTCAGATAGTAATGTAGCACCGCTTAACCTCTTAAGTATATCTTCCTGTATATTTCCCATACGGTACTATTATAGTGGTAGATTACTTAGTTTTGGCTTTTGTCTTAGTCTTGGCTTTCTTTTTTGTAACCTTCTTAGCCGCAGTCTTAACTACAGGAACTTCTTCGACTGGTGCTTCCTCTACAGGATTAGTAACAGTATCGTAGTGTGCTTTTACCCTAGCCGCTCTTCTATGTCTTAGTGGAACTCTTGCCATACATTATATATACCTATATTCATTCTAATGTAATATATGTCCTGCTTTCTTAAGTCTCTGAATTCTCAGATACTTCTCCATCTTGTACTCGTCGCCATTAACTTTCCACCTGTTCCCGCGTCCCCGTCTCTTCCGATACTGTTTCAGTGTTTCTGATTTCTTCCTTGCCATTCTTCAATCCCTCAATATACTGTCGTTTCATTTCTAACACATGACGATACATTTCAAGTCTCTCATGTACATGTTTATTTATGTCAAATTTCTCGTCAACAATCTTTTTAAGATTCTGACCCATTTCAATTCTCTTGTCTGGATTCTTATGTAAGTATGCTAACCTTCTACACCATTCTATCTTAGAGTTTTCTCTACCGATAAGGAATCCAGTCTTACCATTCTCTATTATCTCTGAATAGCACCCTACATCAGTAGCCACTAGTGGGATACCGTATCTTCCACACTCCATTAGCTTAATCTCTGACTTGGAATCATTGAAAGCATTCATCTGGAGAGGAGCTACGGAAATATCCATGTCTGTATAGAAGTGTCCATACTGGTCTATGGGTAAAGCCTGTCCTACAAATACATTGCTTCTTCTAGCTCCTAGTGTAAGATTCTTCTCATAATTATCCCATACGTCCTGCTGCCACTTATTATCAGGGTTTGACTTATCTATTGGAGGTCTTCCATGAAGTTTCCAGTAGATATTCTCCTTGCCTACCTTCTGTGTAAGGGCCATCATAACGCCCCTGAACTCCTTCACGTCCTCTTCGTGGTGAATTCCGCCTACCCACCCTATTCTAGTGTTGCGCGGTGCTGTGGGCCTCTTAGGAGCGTTCCAGCAAGGTAATTCGAAGTCGATTGAGTTCTTTATTACAGCAAGTACACCATTATTGCAAAACTTGGCTATTCTCTCAGCAAACTTAATTTGGGTAACGGATACCAAGTCTGACATATGATACATAGCCTTGGTATAGTTGCCTAGGTTCTGTTCATGGTAAGTCTTCTTATGCCTGTGTCCCTCATAAAGGTCTGTGAGTAAATCATCTGTATCAAAGTGCATCAGTTTACCTAACTCTTGAGCTTTCTGAGCTATAGCTGCTGTATACTGACCTCCATACTTATGAATATTACAGGTAAATATTACATCGGCCCATTTCATATCTTCGAAGCTAAATGTATCACCGTCTAACCTCTCATGTTCCGCTCCTAAAGGGTCGTCCGAGAATCTAACCTCTACCTCGTCAGGATATAACTCAGCAAGTTTCTTCATAGGGATTATTACCCTGTACTGGCCACAACCACCATAGTTAGGCGGACATGCTAATATCTTTAACTTCTTAACCTCTTCCGGCATAAAGATATTATAGTAACGTATTAGTTATTTTTGAGTCTGCTACGCATATTAGATTTAATTTCCGTAGTAGAGATACCTTCTGTGTAAGGCGTGTATAGTAAAGTTATATTCCTGTCGTCTAACCACTTCTGACTAAATCCCATCTGGGAGTAGTAGTCTTTACATGCCCAATCAGAGCCTACGACTATAAACGCGCAAGAACTTCTCTCTACAGATGAAGTAGAGTCTTCATCACCTTCATTTGGTACTACAGAGTCTACAAACTCACATGACTCTAATACAGCCTTCCTATCCAAGTAAGAGACAACAGGAGGATTCCCTTTATACCTAGCTACAAACTCGTCAGTATTTAATCCGACCACTACCCTTCCATGAATACCAGCTATCCTCTTACACACTCTCAATAAATTTACATGTCCTCTATGTAAAATATCAAATGTACCACCCGTATAAACTATCCAATTATTCAACTTCTATTCCTCCATATCTTACAAAAATACTCACCTGTACTTAATCCTCCCCCTATCCAATTAATCTGTAACGAGTTACCATATACGTCATACCCCTTACTTTCTACGGCCATGCCAATCAATCTCTCAGAGTACTTAGAATCATTCTTACATTCAGGGTAAAAATTACACAAATCACCTACAGACATAATATCTTCCCATGCACCGTGGGTAAGTAACATCATAGAACCACACAACATTCTGAAATTATCAGATATCGGTATACGTAGTAAATGTGCAAGTTCTACTATTCTTCTAACATCGGAAGGGCTACACCCTGTAAAGGAAGATAGACTTCCAAAAGCTGTAAAGTCTTTGCATAGTACGCTGTCAGGAAGTTCCCTACACTGTACTACAGAATCCTGTATAAGTATATAATACTCACTCTTAAACTTCTCTATTGCTAATTTCCAAGCACCTAATTCATAGTTACATGTACCTTCTATAATAGAAACATCTTGGTAAGTATCCATTATAGTATCCATATAGCTTTTATCAGGTGAGTCATTATCTACTATAATTATCTTATTATAACTTTGAAATTTATAAATAGACTCTACACACCTTACTACATCATTCATAGTGTTATGCGTACATATAACATAAGTTGGGAGATATTTCAAATTATTACCAGTATTAATCTGTAGCTTTATCTACGTACCTTACTTTACTTTAGACGTAGTAAGTTCATATTAAATATAAGCAGGTACAAATATTTGTACCTGCTTATGTTTCTTTAACTATTCATTGAATCAATAAAGTCTCCTTCCGACATACCTTCACCGTCATCGTCAGTACCTTCCATACCTTTCGTTTCAGGTGGAGCAGTTATCTCTCTACGAGTAGACTCAATCTCTGCCTGGGCAAGTTTTAAATCCTCGTAAGGAACCTCTTTCACAAGTGCAGACAGGTCGTGTCTTTCATCCATCCAAGTAGCTATTTCAGCAGGTGTTCCAGCGGGAGTAGATTTAGGTCTAAACTTCGACTTATCAAAGTTGTTATAGCCATCTATAAACTCCATCTTGAGCTTGAAATCCCATCCATTTTGAAGGTCATGCACAGGTATTTTACCATTACCATAATCTTCATCATTGATTGCATCCATAATCTTACTATAGATTTTATACCCTTGGCTCATAATCTTAACCTTGCCATCACGTCTATCCACTACGTTAAAGTAGTATCTACTAGACGCTCTTACAGCTTTCTGCAATGCAACCAAAGGTTTAGCTTCAGGATTATCTTTACCTAGGACATTAATCTCTTTCCAGATATCAAAGTATTCCTTACAGATAGGACAATCATCCCCTTCATGGGAAGGAGTCTGTCTTGGGCAAGCATACTTCTCGTCATTTATATAATGAATAGCTGTTTCGAAAAAGAAGTCTCCTTCCTCTTCACCGTAAGGTAGAATTCTTACTGTTACTTCTTCGTCTCTTTTTAGATTTAGCCATGTGTCAGACAAATCTCCTTGACCAGCAGATTTAGCTTTCTGCTTCTCGTATTTTTCTTTTAGTTCTTCTAAATTCATGTTATGTTACGTGTGTAATTTTACCTCAGCCCTTCTGTTACTAGAAATCTGAATAAGCATATCCTTCTGATGTGTTATTGAAATCAAAAGGTTCTTACAGAGATTGTACTTGTACACAGCTAGGACGTGAGCTTCCTTCGCATCGGTAAGCTCCGTATTAGAGTATGTCATGCTATCAATAGCATCCTTTGTAGCACGAATACCTTTACCATTAAGCTCGTCTATAGACTGCTTTCTTATAGTAAACTCTAGTGTCTCTAAGTCAGACTCTAAAGTATCTTCGACAAACTTAGCGTAAGCCACAATTGAACCGACAAACGCACAATTTGAACTGAGCTTCATAAGCGATTCATCTAAGTTAGATTCGTTTATAACCGTGTACTTAGTTGATAGGTTCTCATAATAGTCTACGATATTATCATACACTTCTTGTATGTCTTTGCTAACTTCCATAGTTAAATAATTCCTTGAATAATTGTCTGTTTAAGTTCTTTAGTGTTACGATTTGGTTAGCTAATATACTCACAAGAAACTCGTTAGTTAGCTCCTTTGGAATATCATCGCTATCTGCCATACCACTATTATAGAGGATGACGTGCAATATTTCATGTATAAGTACGTCTTTATAATCACTTTCAGACANACTTGAATCTATGACTATTGTAAAGTCCTCTATCTTAGTTATCCCCCACACATCACCTAATGCTTTTCTAACTATGGTAAATATGTGATGACCTGCGTTAAATTCAGTTATATCAAATATGCTCATTCATGCCTCCATCATTATAAGTGTACTGTATTGAATCCTTACATTCACAATCTTATGTGCAGGGCCGTTTCTATTCTTGATACTGAACGCCCTCATTATACCTTTATCTCTTTCTTCTTCCGTCTGATTTAGAGAAATAACAAAGTCCGCCACTCTAACCTTTCCATAACAATCTGCTAATTCAGAGTCTGTTATTATCTTAACCTTCTTAGCTTCTCTAGTAGTTTGTGTAGCAGTACATACAGCTAAATTATGCTCTATTGCTAAACCGCGTAAGTTCTCTGCTAGTTCCTGCTGTGCATCATACTTACTGATACAATCACTACTCATAATGTCCAGATAATCTACAATAAGTACCTGCGGTACAAAATTATCATAGTTCTCTAACTGAGTAATATATGCTCTTAGCTGGGCAATGGAGCATTGCTTTGTAGGGAACTGCCTTACCTTTATCCGTCCAAGAGGTTGATACCTCTCTCCTACCATAGACATTCTTTTAGAAATCTCGTCAACCTTATACTTTAACTCTACAGATGGGATTCTAGTGAAGATAGAGTCCATTCTAGACGACACTCTGCTTTCGTCCATTTCCAATGAGATATAGAGTACGTTGTAGCCTAACTTAGATAAAGTTACCGCTTGGTTCGCCAGATAGATTGACTTGCCTACACCAGGAGGAGCGACAACAATAGAAAGCTCCCCTGCTGCTATACCACCACCTAGATGTTCATTAAAAGTCTTAAATACTGTTTGGTACTCACACTTTCTACTGTTCTCTTCAGAGTACCTACTTTTAACGGTGTCGAAATAGTCTACTCCTAGATATACCTTCCTAGAAACTTTAAGAGATTCACGTATCCTTTCAAATGCAAACTCAAAATCCCCACTCTCTATCTTAGGGAGGGATTCAAGTATAGCGGATGAGAATGCTTGTTTCTTAGCAAAATCCTCTACCTTATTAAGGTAATACTCAGAATTAGAAAAGGCAAGCGTAGATATAGAGTTTATAGAGTCTATCTCAGACCTGTACTCCCCTAACCTCTCCGTTTTGGAAAGAATCCCTTTTGCCTCTTCCACAATTTGCGAGTCATTAGGTATTTCCTTATACTCGTAATAGTGGGATTTTATTATCTTAAATATCTTTTGGTAGGTTGTAGCTTCAAAGTACTCTTCTTTAACAAGCGGTAAGCACTGTATTAAAAAGTCCTCTGACGACTTACACAAGTATATGATTGATTTTTGGATATTATCTTCAAAGTCATATGTTTTCTCCATTCTATTTCCCCGTTGAACCGAATCCTCCTGAACCTCTATCTGAATCTTGAGACTCGCTCACAATACTATTATAGGAAACGCACCGCTCTAATTCAACCTCATCCCTCAACTTCACTAATATCAGCTGGGCGACTCTATCTCCATTCTGTATAACCATCGGAGAAGACGTTGTATTCTGTAGTACGAGTTTAATCTCCCCTCTATAGTCTGAATCTATTATTCCAGGGGAGTTAGGTATGATAAATCCTTTTGCTCCTAGAGAACTTCTAAGAGTTACAATCCCATAGTACCCCTCTGGTATTGCTGCGAAAATTCCTGTACCTATAACAGTAGGACGCAAATGTGGATATATCCATTCAGCAACACTACTAAATCTCGCATGTAAATCAAAACCTGCTGAACCTGATGTTTTAGCATGTAAAGTATCTTCTTTTGAATAATATCTTAACTTAACCATCTGAACGCTTCCCCACATTGTCAATATGCGATTTATCAATCTTATCCGCTACCATTCTTGAATGCTCCTCACTTCTTCTTTTTCTCTCTTTTACTTCTTTTTCTAGATTTTGACTTTTGTAGAGTTTACCTTGTCTCTCAAGCTCTTTATAATCTATTTTGTACTTTGAATAAGGAGATATTCCTTTCTCAAACTTCAGTGCCTCTTTAGTATTCTTTATCTCTTCCTTGTACCAATCTTCTGCGTAACCTTTATCAGCCTCCGAGTGGTCGGATACTCTTGAGCCACCCCTTGCTTTAGCGTAACCTCCTAGCTTACCTCCGACTACTTTAGTTTTCTCGCTTCCACATGTAGGACATAGATACTCATTATCTTCCGGCCAAAACTCAGGAGGTTCTCCATTTTCAGACAAGTTTAAACTAAATGACTTTTCCTTGCATTTCTCATTACCACATATAAAGTTAAATACTGTATACTTGAAATAGTTATCCTCTTTCATATTTCACATAATCCATCTTTACAGGAATCAATTGATTCTGTCATATAAACTACATCGTTATCAACTATCAACTTATCTAAATCAAGTTTAGTCCAGTCAACAATCTCTAGAGGCTCATTACCTCTACTACCTGCCTTATAGAATGTAAATCCTTTCAGTTCCTTAATAGACTCTAGCAAGAAATCAGATACTTCAGGTGTTAGGGTAAAATTAGAAGGTAGGTTACATGTCTTAGATATCGCAGAATCAATCTTAGACTGTATTACCACTTGCATCTTAATATGCTCTTCAGGAGTTATATCATAGGCTCCTGTAATATGAGATACGTCCTTACCTAGTAAGTACTGTTTCTTAAATAAAGGGTCTACAAATGTAGTTTCGTTCCATACGTCTTCAGTACCAGTTCTCCATCTTCTCTTATACACAGGAGAGAAAATAGGTTCAATGCCTGTAGAGACTCCTGCCACCATCGCAACAGTTCCAGTAGGTGCTACAGTTAATAACACAGCATTTCTAATCCCATACTTCTTAATCTCTGTACGGATACGACTTGGAATAGACTTCATAAATTTCTCGTCTTTCAGCTTAGACCAGTTATATGACTGTAAATGAACCTCTTTCCTTAGCCAAATACATAGATGCTTTGTATGCCTCATCACGTATTGTTGTGAATAATCTATCTGTGAATTCTAGACATTCCTCAGAGCCATACCTATAACCTGCTTTTATAAGAAATGTATGGAATCCAAGTACACCTAGTCCTATTCTCCTACTACGAGTTCCAGCCTCTATACATTCATGTATTGGGAATGTATTAACAGTCAGTACGTTATCTAGAAACCTTACACCTGTCCTAATTGTTCTTGCGAGCTTCCTCCAATCTATCTCCCCTTCATCATCTACCATTTCTGCTAGATTGACATGTCCAAGACAACAGTTACCGTAAGCAGGTAATACTTCTTCCCCGCACGGATTTGTAGAATTCATATACTCAAAGTAAGATACATTTGTAAACTCATTTGAGAAATCAATATTGAAGATTCCTGGCTCTCCGCACTCAATAGCATTAGTTAAAAGATTATCCCATAACTCCTTAGCTTTTACTGTACACTTCACAGGAGACTCAAAAACATCATCGAAGTTCTTTAAGTGATATACCTTTGCAATCTCAATTGAATCTTCAGGAGTTTTTGCTACTACTCTAACAGGTGAGGATGTCCCATCTGAATGATTTCTAGTAACTTCATATACGTAATACCTATTGTGTCTGCCACCGTATGTAAAGTACCACTCCTCGTCAGCCTCTACTGCTTCTAAGAATCTGTCTGTAACAGCTACTGAAATATTGAAATTAGTTAGCTCTTCTCTGTCCAACTTAACTGATAAGAATTCAAGAAGGTCTGGGTGGCTTATATCAAGAATGGACATAAGGGCAGTTCTTCTATTCTTCCCTGCTCTAACATGAGTACCTATTTCATTTATCATCTTCATTGTTGAAATAGAGCCTGGGGCTGAGTAAGGGATATTCCCTATAGATTCACCTTTAGGTCTAATCTTAGAGAAGTTAAACCCTATTCCGCCGCCAGCGCATGAAATGCGATACATGTCGTTTATGCACTTACCAATACTATCAACTGAGTCTTCAGGGTCTAGGACATAGCAGTTAAGCATGTTGTAGTTATTTCTTCCAGCACCAAACATTATCCTACCCCCTGGTATGAATTCAGCGTGGTTTATAGCATCGAAGAACTTCTTCTCAAATTTAGCACGGTCTTCGTCTGTCTCAGCTTTAGCTACATGAGTCGCAACTCTTTTAGAAGCCTGTACCCATTTTGTCTCCGAGGGATACGCATACTTTGTTAGGAATATATCCTCCTGTAAACTACCCTCTGGAATAACATAATTGTCGGCCATCTTACTTACCTATTACTAGTATATCGGATTCAGAAATGACGATATAATCCTCTTCCCCTTCAAAATGTTTTAGGTGTGTAAGGTTCAAAATATACAATGTCTCCGACTTTTATTTCTTCCGAACATTTAGAACCTAAGTTAATAACGCGGCCAAAAGGATAACATCTTACTCTCTGCCTCGTCAGGAAGTATAATACCTGAATCAGTTAATGTCTCAGAAAACTTAACAGGTCTAACAAGAAGTCTATCGCCTACGGCTTGGTATTTTATTTCAGAATCTTTCATATGTACTTTATATAGGGTACTTTTTCGCACGTATGCGCCAAATACTCCCAATTATAATAGAGTATTTCTGTATATTTATGGTATTGAAATTGTGGTTATATCTCCTTCCTTTACAACTAGAACCTCGTCAGACTCGTCTTTAAGTAATGACTCTAGAAGTTCATTGTGAGTTATAATGAATATCTTCTTCTTATCAGATTGGGACTTAATAAGGTTGAATAAACCTATTACACCTACTTGGTCTAAGGAGTCAGCAACCTCGTCAAAGAACACAATATTAGAGTTGTCTTTACCAGTAAGTAGAAGAAGGTCGTTCAATGCCAACATTACAGACAAGGATACCCTTCTCTTTTCTCCGCCCGATAGTGAACTGTATGGCTTAACCTTACCATCCTTTAATACAGTCTCCTCAAGCATATCATTAAACTCAAGATAGAAAATATTATTGGAAATGACTCCTAGATACGTGTTTACACAGTCATTTAAGTATCCAAGTATATTCCTGACAATATATCTAACAAGTCCCTTCTCAGAAAAAGCAGCTTCCCAAAATCTCATAAGGTAATATTGCTTCTCTGATACCATTATATCATCTTGGTACTTGTCTCTCTCCTCCTTCAGTTCCCTTAAAGAACCTCTAAGTAACTCTAATTCTTTCTCAAATCCTTTTCTACCTTCAACAGCTTCCATTTCATCTGAGCTTATAGGTACTTCATATTTTGACAGAGTACCTATATCCTTTTTTATACTTGAAGAAAGTTCTTTAGAGGAAGTTCTTAACTTAGATAGACTACTATTTAAAGCACTAAGTTCATTCTTGCTATCCTTTGGAATCTCTCCGCAGTTATCACACACATATGACTTTATAGCTTTAACTCTGCGAGTACTAGTTTCTATCTCTGAGTTTATCCTATGGAGTCTGCTCTCTGAAGACGAGATATCCTTATCTAATGACTTGTATCTCTCCTCTATATCGCGTATTTCAGACAATGAATGGTTATCAAGAAAATCTAAGCACTCTTTAGTAAGGAGTCCTTCTACAGTTTTCTTGTTACCCTCTACGACTTTTATCTTATCCGTAGTAGAATCTATCCTTCCTTTTACACTGGACAGGAGCGATTGAGCTACCTTAGTATTATTCCTATACTCTGATTTAAGCTCTTTAACAGACTCCCTATTCTTAAATATGTCGGAGGCATTCAGGAATGACTTTAGAATCTCCCTCTTGTCTGAAGGTGATGCTGTTATAAATCCACTTGTATTCTCCTGCCCATACAGCATAGTTGATAAGAACACCTTGTCATTGGTATTAAGGAGCTTATCTAGCATAGCCTGTGTATCACCTATACTCTCACCATTGTACGGCTTTCCGTCTACCTCTACATAAAGTTTTGAAGGTGCGATATGTCTTGTGATAAGTATGTTGCCATTAACCATACCTTTAAGAACACTATCTCCTTTTGTATACTGGTTCTTACTTTCTTTTAGTTTGGTTGGTCTAATAGACCTTCCTCTCACAAGCAAACTTATACACTCAGGAATAGAGCTTTTACCAGAGCCATTTGAGCTATAAGGATTTGTATCTCTGTTGATACCTTTAACGTGAACAATGTTCCCAAGGTTATCAAAGTTGATATACGCTTTCTCTATAGATAAGACATTCTCTATTTTTATCCAGTTAATATACATTACTTGTATTTCCGTATTGTGTCCAAAGCTTCAAGTATATCCTCTTTACTGAAGTTAGAATTTGACTTATCAATATAGTCTTCTACAATATCATCTGTCAAAGACACTATGGAGCCTGTTCTAATTACACTGTTGTGGTTCATTGGCAAGGTGTCCTCAAATACTATCTCTAAGCTACCCAAGTTATACTTTGATAATATATCATCCTTGATAGCATCCTTAGCATACAAATCTACATTATCCACTTTAACTTTTAGTAAAGTGAAAAAATCATTAAACTTAAACTTACTGTTCAACTTCTCTATCTCATCAACCGTTCCAACAATATGCTTGATACCAAATTCAATAGGAGTCCTTATGACTTCCATTAAATCGCCTTTCATTATTATCTCATGGAAGTACTTAGTGCTATTTGCTTCCCCAAAACTAGTAGAGTACTGAGTACCTAACATAAATACATTACTTCCGTACTGCTTGCAATGATGTATATGGCCTAGAAAAGTAATCCTGTCCCCGAAATGTGATTTCTTAACATACGAAGAGTAAGCATAGTTGTTATGGGATAAGCTACCATCAAATCCAAAATGACCGAATATAGGATAATCTGTTTTACCTATCTTTGATATTATAATAGACTCATCCTCGTAGTGAGGAATGAAATGAAATGGTTGCCCATAAATATCAATTACTTCATCATCTACTATTACATGAACCTTCTCACTTTCAAATAATGATAGTGTTGTGTCAAGAGTACCATCCTTTGATAAGGTATCATGGTTTCCTCTATTGATGTATACCTTTTTGCATTTAAAGCCCTTTAACAGTCTCTTCAAAGCAAGTAGTTCAGAGCCTTTAGGGTTTCTCTTCTGAAACAAATCTCCATTTATAACAACAACATCGGTAGGTTTCTTATTTACCAACCTAAGAAGTGTATTCACCTGCTCGTCCATGTACCCGTAGACTAAATCATCCCTAAGATGTAAATCTGTCAGTATGGAAATTCTTCTAAGCTGCTTGCTCAACATATTCTATTACTTCTTCTGAATTTAAAAGTTTGAACTTATTATCAAACTCGGAATCAACACCAGAACCGAAAGAGTCTCCACATTCCATATCAACCTCAAACGGTACTTTAAACTCCCACCCATATAAATATTTAATATAACTTGTATCTGTCATACAGTATTTCATAAGACTTGCTGCCTTTTGGAATGATTCTTTAGGAGCTTCAGCTTCCAAGGAGTCGTGTACAGTAGCAATTAAATCTATATCAATATTGTACTTCTCAGCCATAGTTGTTATTCTCCATATAGCATGTAGCATTAAATCAGATGCGGAACTTTGAATAATAAAGTTGATACCTTGCCTTAAAGCCCTTTCTCTATACTTCTTGACAGGACTTTTAACATTAAGCAATCTTCTCTTTCTACCAAACAGTGAGGTTGCGTAACCATCTATCTCTATCTGCTCCCTAGTATCTACAATCCACTCCTTAACACCTGGGAATGCTTTGAAGTAGCTTGCAAATATACCTTTACAGTATGATAGAGATTTCTTAATCTTACCTGCCAGCTTAGTTGGGCCTCCTCCGTACAAGATGAGGAATGTAACGCTCTTAGCAGTAGTTCTCTCAAAAGGAGTAACCTTGTCTATGCTCTTCCCAAAGATTAGGGATGCTGTATACTTGTGTAAGTCTACACCAGACTTAAACGCATTGATTAGATTTACATCGCCTGAACAGTGGGCCATAACCCTAACTTCCGCCGCGCTATAGTCAGCGCATAAGAATACATTTCCAGGCTCACAACCCATAATCCTTCTTAGGTTAACAGCTACATCACCTACATTGTCCTCTTCATCGTCTGGTCTTGGGAGAGTATGGAACGATACTCCCTTACTGTGCTTCTTAGCTACAATCCTACCTTTTTCACTTACCTCTCTCCTGGTTATCCTGTACGCGGAGTTAGAAAGTCTTCCCGTTTTACACACTGAGAAGTTATACTGTGAATAGATTCTACCATCACCATTGAAATCTAACGCCTTCCTAAGGTTCTTAACATAGTCATTATATTGCTTGTATCTCTTCTTCCATAGGAGATACAGTTCAATGTAATTCGCACCTTGTTTATGTAAATCTGTTGACTTCTTTCTAGAGTGTATATTTGTAACTGTCTTCTCAAGAGTTTCCCTATCCATCTTAGGAGATTTAGAAACTTTGTTCCATTCAATAGGTTCGATATCGTACCCTTGACTTGTGAACAATACCCCCATTAAATCTGATGGCTTAGTTAAAGAAACACCTTTTACAGGAGACATATCTTCTAACTTCTTTTCAATTCTAGATATCTCTTCAAATAATACTTTCTCTGCGATATCAAGCTGTTTCGTGTTTACACGTATACCCTTACTTTCAAGTAGAGCGAACTTTATTATAACATCGCTTAGTACTTTATCATATACACCTGTAACCCCTTCGTCCTCCATATCCGCACAAATATCACTTACCATTCTATGTGTGAAGTCACAATCCATAGAACACCCATAGCTTAAATCCGATAAGGGCATATTACCCCAATCAGTTGTACTCGCATTAGCTTTGTTTACAGTTAACATTAGTAGTTCTCAATCTCCGTTGGGTAATATTTCTTAATAAGCTCAACAAGTTTATGCGACCTATTTTCATCTACAAGAGAGTGCATAAACTGTATATCTTGGCAACTTTTAAACTCTTTAACGCCTAACTCTATAAGGAACTTTACATCAAACTTTACATTGGCATAGAACTTCAATACGTTTTCGTTAGCGTGTAAGTCTGATAAGAGAGAGACTATTTCCTCAATCTCACTATCCGTAAATGGTGATTCAAAATGATGTAATGGTACTATGAACGCAGTTCCATCTTCAAACGAAGCTCCAAAGCACGTCATAGTGTCCTGCTTAAAATCTAAACCTGTAGTCTCAGTATCGCACCCAATATAACTGGACGACATGCACTTCGCTATGTTTTTACGTACAGAATCCATATCCATACAGACTTCGTATCCTTTCTCATGTAACTTATTAAGTGATTTAATTACCTTCCCATAGCTATTCTTTATGTCGTCCTTGAACAGCGACCTATACATAGGCTCGTTGTAAATTACTTCCTCAGAGAACGTAGGGATAACTGTAATTACTTTACCTGTAGTCTCACTCTTTATGAATAATTCACACCCTCGTTTATTAGTTATACCACTCTGCTTAGTTACGGAACGTAATGCGACATTTCCAAGAGGTATTATCAAGTCAGGCTGAATATCCTCCAACTCCTTCATAAGAATTTCCCTGTAGAAGTTGTAGTCCTCTGTGGTCATATCTTCCTCTAAGACATTGTATGTCTTTATAGCAGGTATAACTTGCCACTCGTCGGAACCCATAACCTTATCGACTATAGAGGTCATTAACCACTCTCCCTCAGGGTACAGTGATAACCTTTCCCCTTGAAGGTCATAGTATCCAGTTGACACGAATAATACTTTCTTAGATGTAGTATAAGTAGAAAGTATAACCTCCCTATCCTTTACAACAGGATTAGTTTGTAATAATTTGCTCTTTATATCTTCCATCGTACTATTATAGTAATATGTCGAAGGTAAAGAAGGACAATTCCGACAAAGCTAAAAAATCCCATTATCTAAATAATAAGGATTTTGAGGAAGTCATATTCTCATACATACAGGATAATGACAAGTATGAGAGTGAATTAATAGTTATGCTTGGCTTGCTCATAGATAGAATATTACTTACTTTCAAATTCAATGTTGATTACGATGATGCAAAGCAAGAATGCTATGTATTATGCTTCAAAGTTCTTAAAAACTTTACAAAAGAGAAAGGTACAGCATTTAACTACTTTACTACAGTGATACTTAACAACCTTAAACAGATGTACACGAAAAATAAAAAGTACAATCAAAAGTTAAATAAGTACAGAGCCTCTAAAGGGGATGTATTTATTGAGGCTGGGGATATCCAGTAAGTGAGAATACAATCTTCTTCTCAGGCGATATTACGATAATATCCTCTGCTAACCCTATATCCGTCTTCTTCGCTAGGCTTATGGCTGCGTCTTTAGACTTTGATGAGCCAATATACCCATAGTAAAGTCCTTTTGGCCTTATCTTAGTTCTATCTAGGAACGTACTAACCACATACCTATCGTCCCTACCTATCGTAAGATTACCTATACCTCTAACATAGTAATCAGCAGCCATTAAACACTACCGACCATAGCTTCTGCTACCTCTAAAGGTACAACTAAATCTAATAAGTATAAGAACGCATACTCTATATCTTCAATCCCTATGTACCACATATCTACAACTTCACGCCTACGTCTTTCCTGCTCCATTAAAAAGTCATGGGATTCAAAAGACTCGTAAATATATCTCTTAACTGCCGTACCAACCACAGCCTTAGCTAAATCCTCAAGTGTAACTTCTTGGAGGAAAATAGGTTCTTGAACATCCTCACCCATGAGGTATCTAATACCTATAGATTGAACCTCTATTGAAGCATCTTTCCACATTAGAATCTATATTTTGAAGGAGCGTCCTTAGCACCGTTGAGTTCTCTGTTATTATCATTGCCGTCGCTAATACTCTTGATGTATTTATATACAGATGAATACTCAGTTATTATCTTGAGTGAATTATAACTTGATATGACTAATGAAGGTGCTGACATGAGCTTGTAAGTTCCAAAAGCCTCTGGCGTATCGAAGCTGTTTACTATGTATATACTTAAATCTGTATCAATACCATCTAATAAATCAGTTACCTTATTACTCCATGTATCCCAAGTGGAAGTATACAGTATAATAAAATCTTCACGTTTTGCGCCCTTAAGAACTGAGTTTATACTAGCCAATGTAGTTAAACTAAGTATCACTTTCTAAACCTCTTCTTTGACTTCAGGATTTGACTCTTCATCAGAAGTGCTAGGTTCCTCTCCTGGGAGAGCTTCTAGCTGCCCTCTTAGTGCTTCAAGTTCCTTGTTGAATCTGTCAATAGTTACGTTTAATCCTTCGCACAAGAGTATCTCTGCGACTTCATTATCCCCTTTAACAACATTTGCTGACTTGAACACAGCGGAAACTTTCTCAAAGTCCTCTGATGTTTCCTTATCTAGTTTAATATAAAGTTTCATTCTTCTATCTTTTCTAATTTTCGTATTAGTAATTCCACTAACATTCAGTGTAGCACTTTTTAACTTCTCTACAGAGTTCTCTAGGTACTGAATCCTATCCGTCAATGGATTTAATTCAACCTCTCCCCCTACACCTTCAGGATTAATATATTCTTCGATTTCTTTCAAAACTTATAAAGTCATATCGACCTCTGTTGATACTATTATAGTACATGGGCCGAGATATTGAAGATATTTTAAAGGAAGGTGAGTTTAAATCATCGTATAAGAAAAGAAAGAATTCAAAGGTCAAAGGTAACAAGTATGAGAACGATGTTGCTAAAAGGCTGAACAAACTATTCAATACAGACGAGTTCCAAAGAACGCCTGGGTCAGGAGCATTCGCAACTACACATACACTACCTGAACACTTACATATAAGTGGAGATTTAATAACTCCTAAAAACTTCAACTACTCAATTGAGTGCAAGAAGGGTTATTCTGTGGATTTCGGAGACATTTTCAAGGGGTCTTCTACTATAATAGGATTTATTAAACAAGCTGAAAGAGACATAAAGAAAACAAACAAAAAGTTCCTTATCCTATATAAGAAAGATTACAGAGATGAGATAGTTATAGTAGATGAAGAGTTCCCTATACAGAAAGAAGTTCGTCTAAACGGTAAATACTTCATTTATCTTAGTAAGGATTTCTTCAAGCTTCCCTATAACGTTTTCTTTAGTAAGAAGTGATTCATTAAGTTTCATATCTCCATAGAACAGTTTACCTACAGCAGCAAATAAAGCAGGGTTTGCCCTACCATCTGATATAAGTGTACCGCCTTTCTCCCTGATTAAGGTTCTGTACATACTCCTTCCTTTACCTTCCCCATCCCTCTTCCTCCAGACTATAGTACCTTTAGAGTTCATCTCAGGTTCACATTCTTGAAGCAAGTACGATACTATAGCATGATGACCAGATATCCTTACATTGCCACCCATAGCATGTACCATAGCTTCATCATCTTCTGTGAAGACAGTTGATATTAAATCATTGTAGCCAAGACCTTTAAGTGTTTTAGTGTTTCTGCCCATGCTTTTACGCATTGCATTAACAACATGTGCTGCTGCTTTAGTGTTCTTTCTTTTACCATCTACAACATCCCTTAAATTACTTGCTTGAGCCAAGTCATCCATTATCTTCTTCCCTTCATCAGGTTCTATACCTGAATCAGGAGATAAAACCATATCACTGAATGCTTTAATAACTCCTTTAAAATTAGGTGCGTTTGTAGCTTTGTTAGAAGTTGTAACTCCAAGTACACCTTTAGTAATAGTTGACATAGATTTAGCAGCTTCATTCTTAGAAGCCAGTATTTCGTTCTTAGTAGCTTCAGGTAAATCCTTAAAGAACTTAGATTCTTTTATATAAGTATCAAAAGACTGATATGTATTTATACCGCCTTCTTCTACCATGTCAGGTTTTGAGGCATCCCCGTTAGACCTATCAAAAGCATTCATACTGTTATAAAGACTCGTAGTTCCAGCAGAGTAATCTCTAGAACTTGAGAAGTATGCTTTTAAGGAGATAGGTAAGTCCTTACTAATGTTTAAATCTATACCATGCTTACTTTGGAAATAGTCATTTAGTTTTGCGTAGTCTTCTGTATCAGACAGAACTACCTTAAAATCGTCTCGCTTACCAATTTTAGAGATATCATCAACGCCACCCACAGACTCTACACTTACACCTGCCTCATTTAAAATGTTAGTCATAATTGATGCTTCAATATATGTCTCTCTTACAAGCTCTAAGGTTCCATCCTTAATATTGTCAGTGCCAGTTATCGCCATTATAGCTTCTAATGCTTTAGAAGGACTCTCCCCAGATAATACACCACACCCTACAGGTATACCTGATTCCATTTTCTGTTCAAGGTCAGATATAGTCTCCAATGACTCTTTTAGTTTAATTGCAGTCTCAGCATAATTAGAATTTTCTTTATCTATACCTAGAAGATGATTCATTAAACCAGCAACCAATGATTCTTTATTCTTACTAATCTGACGCAAAGACTGTTTATCCATATCAGAGAAAATGGAATCACGTATAGCAGGATAGGATGTACCATCCTCTCTCTTTATCACAACCTCTCCTAAAGCCTCTCCAAGGGCCGAGGTTGAACCAGCTAATGTAACGCCTTTACTCCTATCGTCTTCAACATTGGCCGCTACGGAGTCTAGCATGTCGTATAGGACAGGCATACGTACCCTCCCACCATCTGAGCCATTATGACCAATAAATAGCTGCTCTCCTGTTTTATAAGTAATAGCGTTAAGTAAGTCCAAACTAGACTTCTTTAATCTACTTTCATCTATGTAATGTGTACCATCGTCATCTACCTTTACTATACTTGCAATAGAAAGTAAATCACGAAACCCTTCATATATTTCTTTTTGCGCTTCTACTGGAACATTCGGGTCATAACCTCCTCTAAGACCTCTTTTGAATGTACGTAAGTCCTCATTTGTACTGGACTCTGGTGAAGATGTAATGAGGTAAAAGATTTTTCTTAGGGAGAGTCCTGGGATGATTCCAAGTGAGTCCTTCGCATCAGAGAATATCTCTTGCATATCATCAGGCTCCCATGAGAACCAAGGGTTTTCTATTATCTCCCCTGTGTCTTTATTAATCCAGTTTCCTGTTTCGGAGTCCCTAACAAGATTTTGCGCAACATCACCTGCGTATGGGGAAGCCCCTTTTACTTCTTCCTTCTCTTCTCCTGTCTCCTCGCTAAGTAAAGTTGCTAGATAATCTCTAAATGAGGCGTAATTATATGAATCACCTATTCCACCCTTTGTCGATAAAGGATATTTTATTGGCCCTATGTCAGTATTCCAACTTACAGTACTTGCCGCTGGTTTTCCATCAGACTTCATAGACCTAATTATAAATGGTTTATAGTTAGGTTGATTACCAAGTTGGTCTTTCTCTACTGCTGGTAAAGCATCAGGACTAGGAGGAAGATTATTGTATAGTTCTTTTTTAAGTTCTATATTATCCTCAGTACCTTTGAGAGCATTATTGAACTTGGACATGTTATTAGGGCCAGATGGCCCAGCCTTTATAGCTGATGACGCACTAGCCTTGCTTTTAGAAGAAGCAATCTTAGAGCCGATAGCTACAATATCTTCTTCACTAGCTTTTTCAACTAGTAACCTGTACTGCTCAAGTATACTGGTATAGTATTTTCCCTTCATAAAGAATAAAACTCCCTACTATTAGGTAGG